TGCCCACCACCGACGTTGACCGGTGGATGTTCCAGGTCGGCCAGGAGTACGAGCAGGACATCGAGGAAGGCACATACTCCCGCACCCTCGGCGGCGTGCGGATACCAGGGGTGTCGACCGTCGGCCAACAGGCCATTCTCAACACCACCGCTGGACAGAAGTTCGTTGAGCCGGTGGTGCAACTCTCCCACATGGCGTCTGAGGTTGCACGCCGCATCCTGAGACTGGTCGACACGGTCCCAACTCTGGCTGACGGCATTGGCGCCCATGGCCACGTCATCAAAAGGGCGGATATACAGGGCAACTACGACGCCGAGGTGCAGTTCGAGAGCATCGACCCGGCGCTCGACCTCCAGAGGCGCGAGGTCGGCATTCGAGAGGTACAACTCAATCTACAGAGCCTTGAGGACTACCTGCGTAATGACAAGCGGGTCGAGGACGTGTCGGGTTACAAGAGGCGTTTGCTGGAGGACGCGGTGGAGAAGCACCCGGCGGTCCACTCCAGGCTGGCGCAGCAGGCGGCGGTAGGCATGGACTCAGAGTTGGCCGACACCTTCACTGAGGCAATTCAGGAGGAGGCCGCGCAGGTTGAGCAGGATGGCCGCAGAGCCAGCACAACCGGTGGCCCTGTGAAAGGGAGCACCGAGAACCTACGCGACGTAACGAACCCACTCACGCCCGATGTAATGAACCCCCCGAGGCAGTAATGGCCCATATCTCCAGACTGGCTGTGAACAACGTCATCGGTCGCTTCAAGGAGATGCAGCGGGCGGCCGACAAGGCGCAGAGGAAGCGTGCGTCGGCCCGTCCTCACCGTGGGCGCGGGGGCCAGCACAGCAAGACTCGACAGGTACTTAAAAAGCACGGCATAAACCTTGGGGACCTAAAGTTTAAGTAAATGGAAAAAGAACTTCTCGAAGAAATTAAACGTATACTCCTTGAACTTCAACGGCTGAACGGCGTCCGCAAGAGTCAGTCGGCCGTCGATGCGGAAAGCGCGGCCTATGCGGCAGAGCTGTTTGGCGTACAGCCCGGGGCCGTCGATGCGGACGTTGTGTTCGATACTGCGGACATCCTCCAGCTCATAAACGAAGTGGCCCGCGACATTCAGGCACTTCTTGCCGAAACTGGTGTGGAGTCCATACCTAACTTTGGGCAACTACAGTTGCCTGTGGCGCAGGCCCTACTCGCGTCGATTGAGCCCGGGGAGGACTACGGCATGGGCCCCGGTGGACGTGCCATTGCGCGGATAGTCTCGCGCCGCAACCGAGAGATACGGGCCTTCCCCGCCTACCCGACTCGCACCAGCCAGTTGCGGACCGTTCTTCAGTATTTCATTGACCAGGGATACCTAACCGAGGACGATGTCTACACCCTGGACGGCGAACGGGACCGCACGTCATACCAACGTATCAAGCGTTCGGACGTATTCGAATACGCGCATGATTA